GGTAAATTAAAAACATTGGATCTCATAAGACAGAAATATCGTACGATTGATTATACTGTTGTAAACTCTTTTGCTAAAAATATATTAATTGATGGTTCTTTCCCATTAAATGATGCTCAAAATAGAAACGAAAAACCACTTTATGCAGAGACTGATTCCGAAATCAATTATTGGTTAACACACTTGGGACAGACAAACTATTCATATTTTGCAGAAAGAAGTGTAAAGGTGCAGGACTCTAATATTGAAACAGTGTTATTACAAAGAAAGACGCAATTAAACTTATTAAAAAATACTTTAGTAGAATGCACTGTTTCTGGCAATCCATTGTATGCTGCTGGGTTTTTAGTCAATTTCAATTTACCAGCGTTTACTAAAAATCTAAGTAACGAACGAGTGTTAGATTCATTTTACAAGGGTAAATATTTGATTACTGCAGTTCGCCATAATTTAACAAAATCTGGTGGATTACAAACTCAATTAACTTTATGCAAGAATTCAGTCGCAACAGGATTCCCTCGTGCAGATAATACATCAAGTGTTTATAAAACAGTGAGAGACTTTTGATGGACATTAACGCACCTGCCTTTTTAGGTCAACAATTCGTTTGGTGGTTTGGTATCGTTGAAGATCGAAAAGACCCACTTGAACTCGGGAGATGTAAAGTTCGCTGTTTTGGTTGGCACAATGAAAAACGCGATCAGATCTCTACAGAGGATCTTCCGTGGGCACATCCAGTTGTTCCATATGGAGTAAAAGCGGTGCAGCCACCAACTGAAGGCACCATGGTATTTGGATTTTTTGCTGATGGCAAAGAGGGATTATACCCAATTCTCATGGGTACAGTTCCAGGAATTCCAGAAGGTCCGCTTCTTGATCCAGAAGAAGGTTTCTCAGATCCACTCACCGTAGAGCAAAAGACAGCTGAAAATTTCCCAAGAAAGATTAAAGAAGCAACAATTAAAACAGATACAACAGGCGTTAATATTACAGAAGATACACCTAAACGATATCCAGAACATTTAAGTGAGCCAACAATCTCAAGATTGGCGAGACCTGTTCGTGGATCTGTGAATGGTGCTTATGATGGTATTGCATCTTCTTCTATTGCAAACACTACAATCGATATTCAGAGAAAAACAAGAGTTGTCGATATTAAGACCGCTGATTCAGGATCAACTTGGGATGAACCATACCCATCATTTAATGCTGAATATCCATTCAATCATGTAACTGAGACTGAATCTGGACATGCGTTTGAAATGGATGACACGCATGAGTTTGAGCGCGTTCAACTATCTCATAGAACTGGCTCAACTCTAGAGTTCCTTCCAGAAGGACATACAAAAATTAAATCTCAAAAAGGTCGCTACGACGTGACTATGGGAGATCATCGTAATTATGTGAACGGAACCAAATACGAAACAATTGATTCTGATTATTTTCTTCGCGTAAATGGTAAAATTAGAATTGAGTGTGAAGGGTTTGAATTAGTTTCAGGTGCTGCTGCTAGTTTAACGGCATCGACAAATTTAACTGCTAAAGCAGGACAAAATTTTAGCGCAAGTGGAATTTCTGCAGCCATCAGTGGTGTAACTGCTATTGTTCGTGGTGCTGTAAATGCATCAATCTTTGGTGGTAAGAATGCTTCTGTTGCAAGCGGCGGTCAAACTTCTCTCGGTGGCACGCTTGTTCATAGCACTGCAAATATATTTGAAGTTGATGCTCAAGTTGTAAAAACACACGGCATTCAAGACTTTAATTCCTGTTTGCCTCCACTTGGAAAGGTGCTTCAAATCCCTGAACCTGAAATGATTGGACCAGGAGAAGTGAAAGTAGAAGCACCAAATTTTAATTTAGGTGGTGAATAATGGCAAACCCAGAAGTATTAAATGCTGCACCGTTGAAGAAAGTTCCTTCAAGATCTCCACATCCACCCAAAACAGATAAGTTTTCTAAAGTTGATCAGGTGAGAAAAACAGAAACAGCTGTAACAGAATCATCAATTGTTGATGGTGCAAACAACAGCGTTAGATTGGCGAAAGATGCTGCATGCACACTGACAGGAAAGATTGATGCAAATACAGGTGGGCTAATTATTTCTGGTGATTTAAAGGGGGTCACGGATCCGACTGTCTTAGCAAAATCAGTTGCAAATATGTTTACTCAAGACGAAAATGGCGCAATAACTTCTTCGCAACCCGTTGATCATGATGTGGAGGCGCAAGAACCAACTTCAGGGTTTAAGAGTGCCACTGGACTTGGATAAATATGTGTATCAATCAACGTGATTTGAAAGAATATCAAGTGATTATGGCAAAGATGTCTAGACTTGCTCCTCTTTCTAATCAAGACAAACAATTCTTGTACGAGCACAATTTAAAACAAAAATACGATGCATATGTTGTAGTATTAAGTGTCGTAGAACAACTCAATAGGAGTAACGTGTCTTCCTAGGTAAAATTATCGGAAAAATTATTAAATTGATCCTCTGTTTAATCGGAGGACTACCCCTGCTTCAAACACTTGCGATGGTATTCTCTTGTGTTCCGATTCCATTTGCTAAAAATGGCGGATTCAATTTCCAAGCAAGTAAGTTTGGGCAGTTTTTATCAAGTATTAAGAGCAGCATCGACAGAGGCGTGGATGCTGTAAAGGATTTCTTTTCTCAAAATTTCATCAATCCAATCAGAGATGGAGTGCGTGATAAACTTCTATCTCCACTTGATAGAGATATCTCTAGTCCATTGAATGATATCAATGAATGGTTGGACAAGTATACAGCAAACAATTATGCAGGACTAGAAGCATCTATACCAGAATTATTTTCTAAGACCGACCCGAGTGTTGTATCTGCTCGAAACAACCTACTAAATTGTCTTGGAAAAGTAAATACCAGCACAGACAATTACAAAGTTGGTCCATTTATGTTGGGTGAATTGATTAACATGGCTGAATCTTCTGATTCACTTGCTAAAGCAATCCGCGAATACGAGCAACATACCGATAACCTTTCTGGACTAGGTGGTGCTGGATCTGCATTAGAACTGCAAAGACTATATGGCAACGTTTCATATTCAGGTGCAAATGTTAATATTGCGTCTAGCGTTGTTGTTTCGCCAAATCTAAGTTCAAGTCGATATCCGATAGTTGATATTGGTGATACGATTGTTGTTTCATCAGAACAAAAGATAGTTGTAGATAAAACATTCACTGCCACTTCTGGTGGTGCAGCGGCTAACGTTTCTGTGGATGTTCTAACAGATAATGTCAAGATAATCACAGCAAACGTTGCAACTCTAAATTTGGCAAACAGTTTGCTTGAAACAAGTGGAACGCTCACACTTAATACAAACATGTACATCTCTGTTAATGGAGAGGTGCGTCAGGTTAATACAATTAATACTCTAGGTGATTATCTAACCGTATATTATCCATTTTATAATTCTGCTGTAGCACAAACTCTGTACAAAGAAACTTCATTTAATGTGAACAGCGCGTTCAGTACAACAAGCACCAATCAAGAACTTAAAGTTAGAAAATCACTAGTCTGTAATTCAATTTGCTTGGACAATGTCATCACTGGTAATGGTACAAGTTTTACATCAGACTTGGTTGCGAATAATAAAATTCTATATGATTCAAGAGAATATATCGTTGTTTCAGTCACAGATACCACGATTGTCGTCGACGATTATGTGAGAGCTGCTAACAATTTCGCAGTCTATAAAGTTACGAATGAAACTCCATTTGTCGGATTAGATGAAGATCTAGTTGATCCAGACGGTATTGTAAATGCATTCACTCTTCCAGGATCAATCACTGGCGATCCAACGTATATGGATGGAATGGTAACAAGAGTCCGCAGAGCGAACGGAATTTATCAGACCGTAAGTGCATCAAAACCAACTGATGCGGCGCAAGCACTATTCCAAGATGAGTTGATGCGTAGAACTCGAGAAATCTTAAATCAAATGAGATATGATCTAAGAAATGATGCAGTTCGCAGTCTTTCAAACGCAGATACTGTTTTGGCGATAACCAATATCACCAATCAGTTAACAAATGCGCGAGATGATGTCAGAAATATCGTTGAGCAGGATATTGCAGTTTTAAATCAGGCGAAAAATCTCGTTAAGGGGATGGTCAAGTTGTTCTCCCTCTCTTGCTCTAAGAAAAAGAGAAAGGACACTGGGGCAAATGATTCAGATGAATATCTGGATATTATTCTTTATCCAAACCCACAGCGGCAGGGGTGTAATGCCACAACCAGCGACTTTATCGTAATTCTAGACGACTTTGATCAAGAATACAACGATCCTGGATTCAACAATAACGATGTAACAGCAAATACGACTATTCCAAACTTCGGTGAGCTGGATGAATTGGACGGCGTAGATGGTCCATTCCCACGTCAGACAACTGGAACTGGAACTGGTGAAGCCGATACTGGTGTTGATAATAATGATCCAGATGTGAACGTCCCAGAAGATCCATGCGCGAAACCATGCTAAATAACAAAAAGGTACAAGAAGTACAAGAATGTCACTTGATGTAAGAACATACAAAGACCTCGACCTCAAATTGTCAGCCCATCCAGTTACTAAAGACGTTGTCAAAAGAACTGGAAACTCGGCGATAATCGGAGCACTTCGAAATCTTTTGTTGACAAATCCATATGAAAAACCATTTCAGCCTGGATTTGGGACTCGCGTTCGCTCTTTACTCTTTGAAGACGTTTCTCAGATTACTGCTAGTGTTTTGCAGACGGAAATTCAGAATTCAATTAAAAATTTTGAACCACGTGTTGGAATTGATGCTATTCGTGTTCAGGCGCAACCTGATCAAAATCGTTATGCCATTACTCTAAGATTCTTTATTAATAACGTAGAAGCACCTATTACAATTAACTTTTTCCTCGAAAAGGTTCGCTGATGGCAAATACCGATCAAAAACTTGTGGTATCAGAACTAGACTTTTCCACAATCAAAACCAACCTAAAGAACTTCTTACGCGATCAGCAAGAATTTACTGATTTCGATTTTGAAGCCTCTGGTATGAGTACCTTGCTGGACATCCTAGCATATAACACACACTACATGGCATTCTATAATAATATGATTGCCAACGAGATGTTCCTTGATACAGCACTGATTCGCGACTCAGTCGTTTCTCATGCTAAGATGCTTGGATACACTCCAAGATCAGCTGTTGCTCCTCGCGCTACAGTAAATCTTCAAGTAATCAGAGATTCAGGAACTCAGTCTTCTTTAACCTTACCAAAGTTCACAAAGTTTCAGTCTATTCCAGTTAATGGAGCGTCATACACGTTTGTAAACACTAGAACATCGACAGTTGATTACGACGAAACATGTAATCGTTTCTGTTTTGACGATCTTTATATCTACCAAGGTCGTCCATTAAGTTATACGTTCACATACGATGCCAGTACAAACCCAAATCAAAATTTCGAATTACCAGACGCTGGAATCGATACTTCTACTCTTGAAGTAATTGTACAAGAATCTTCATTGAGCCTTAAAACAGAAAAGTTTACTCTTTCAACTGATGCAACCGAAATTGATTCCTCTACAGCAGCATTTTTCTTGGATGAAACTCGAAATGGGAAATATAAAATCTATTTCGGTGATGGTGTTATCGGAAAGAGTCTAGTAAACGGAAACATCGTTATTGTGACGTATATTGTCACAGAAGGCGCGGCTGCAAACAAAGCCAATGCATTCAGCGTTGTTGATTCAATTGGCGGCTTTCAACAAAGCATTGTATATCCTATCATAGCAGCCACTGGCGGAAACTCTCAAGAAAGTGTTGAGAGCATTCGGTCAACATCCACCAAAGCATATGCATCAAATGGTCGCGGTGTTACGAAAAACGATCTAATTGCTATTATCAAACAAAATTATCCATACTTTCAATCTGTCAATGTCTGGGGTGGAGAAGAAAATGATCCACCTGTGTATGGTAAAGTTTTTGTTGCAGCCAAGCCAACGAATGGTTATGAGATTACAGAAACTGAAAAACTAAC